CGCCATACTCACCGCAACATAAAAAGCGGATCTTAGAATTATCATGGTAATCTAAATAGCGACGAAGTCGTTTAAAAAATAGCTGCAAATGGTCACGATGCAGCGAGCGATCGGCTGGCAAACAATCATCATTGTAAGTAAGCGTAATAAAGCAATTATGTAAATGCAGTTTAGCTTCATGTACACAACGAATAGCCCAGTCATTAGCCTTGTCAAGACGGCAGCCAAGACATTGACCACACGGAACAACAACAGCAGAACCGGCAGCTAATTCATTTTTAGCATATTCCAAGGATTTGCCAGCAAGATCACGATAAGACAAAAAATTAGAAAGCTCATATTTACCGTTAGCATTGGGAGAAATAGAGCGTTTCGCAAACAAAGGATGAAGGCAAGTCATAATACACACACTTTCTCAACGTTACATGCGGATACCACCACGCATATTACGTGATTTAAGATTCTTAAGACGTGGAACAGCGTGATTACGAAAATTACGGCGAGATGCTCCACGAGAAATTTTACTTCTTCTCATTTTTCTTACTCCTTAAATAAAGACCAAGACACAAGATGTTAAGAATTTTTTCCCAAAAAGCGGGAGTAGCTTTTTTCTTCCGTCGCTGCAGCTGCTGCGTGGCGAAAGCCATTTACGTCGTCTTGACCTCTTTTCTGCATATTAACAAGGTCATCCTGCACAGCAAGTGAGATAGCTTTAAGACTTGAAGAGCCTTCACGGTCATACTTACCGGTGCGAAACATGTCAATAAAATCAACAACTTCCTGAATAAAAGGAATAACGGTAGAAACGAGAAATGTCAGAATAGCAGTAGTTTTGTTGGACATAATTAATCACCTCATTTAGAAAAATAACTAGCAATACCGGAAAACAAACGATTAGCGGCACGGCCAACAGTATTCCAAGGCAGGCCGTCATCTGAAAGGCCAAGATCTTTATAATCCTTATTACGAGAAGTCTTATAATCATAATCAGCCTTAGCAACATAAGATAATTGATTATTATAAGCGGCGGAACTATTAGCGGCATTTCCTTGAGCAATCATCATATTAGCTTGAGCCGGCATAACAACATTGCGCTGATAAAGAGCATTTTGAGTTTGCTCATCAATTAACTGACCTTGTTTTTCAGCATTAAGTAAATTCTGTTTATACAAAGCAACATTGTCAGCATAAGTATCAGTAGCTAATTTATTAGCAATAGTTTTTCCAGCAGCTTCAGCTTCGAAATTTTTAGCAGTAGCAGCATTCAAAAGCACATCAGAATCTAACTTTTTAACAGTGCCTTCACCGACACGTTGAGCAGTATCAGCCTGCTTTTGAGCAGCCTTAGCAGAGCTACCAGCAGCCTGGGAAGACATACCAGCAGTAACTCCTTCACCTAGATTATACTGACTAGCAAGGGCGGATGCACCGTTAACGGAACCACCAATACCAGAAGTAGCAGCAAGCATAGGGTTTAACCCGGCCTTTTGCATATCTTCCATGGACCACTGATAACGATGCTGATAATTATATTGATTACGTTGATTAGCTACCGTTGCAGCATGACGATCAGCAGAGTTAGATAAAGCACCACCAATGATAGACGCAATGCCACCAGTAACAGCTCCAAGAGCAGATCCAAGAAATGACATAGAAAATCACTCCTTTTTTAGAAATGCCCCATCATACCGGGTATGCCATACATAGGCATTGGACGAATACACTTAAGGTTAAATTTAACATCTAACAAAAAGTGAGGATAACTAGGAACAGCAACAACACGGCTAATGGGCGGATGGTCTTGAATAAACTCATCAGAAAGCGTAGGAAGCGTAGCAAACTTTTGAGAAAGATGCCAAACATCAAGAGGTTCTTTATAGGTCGAACGGAATTGACCGGTAATCAAAGACGGCTTGTAACGATATTCTGCGTAACGTTCCTGATAACCGAAAACTTTCTTGTCAGCGTCATTTCCTTGACAATAAATTTCAATGTTTTGAATAGCCTGTTCGCCGAGATGAGCAAAAGACGGCCAATAAAAATCAAGCACATCAGAGCGCAGCCACATTTTATTAATACCTTGCTGGTAAGTCAAATCAGCACGAACATTAATAAGGCCTATGATATAACCAAATTCGCTAAAAGATTTAGTAAAGGCATGATACCTTTGAGCGTTAAGGCCATATGCAGCTAAATTACCTTGTGGAGAAGTAGAATCAGTAGAGCTAGTTTGAGTAACCGGATTAATATTCATCATGCTAGAATGAGAGCCGAGAAACTCCGGACGTTGCAAACGGGCGTCGGGATTCGTAACGCCGAAGTGAGCTTGCAGTTTTTCCGTATAACGTGTACCACCTCTAGCATCAATCTCGTAGTAGCGTTGCAGCATAAACGCTTGACGAAGTGAATTAATAGTAACCATGGAAACATTAGAAAGATCAGCATAAACACCAGAATCATTTTTTAAATCAAGTTTATGCGTAAAATTTGCGTTATAGGAGCCAAAAGCAATCATGTTGTTAGGCCAATCAGCATTAACAGCACCGGAAAGAAAAGCAGATTTACCGGTAGAAGAATCAGTAAGCTTAATACCGGAATCCGACAAAACCGGAGCAGAACCGCCTAAAGGCAAATCAACAGCCGGGCCTTTTTGTGGCCACGGAAGAGCACCGGTAAAATAATCATATCTTTTTCCACGCGGGGCCGGGTCATACCAGTTAGATATACCGGACGGCAAGCCATAATTAGGGTTGGCGGTAGATTGTCCCATAGGTTCGAGCACAGTACTTGTTTCACCTTTACTAACTTTAACAGATTTTTGTAAGTTCTCATCGCGGAACCACTCGTTCCATATAGTCCAGTAGCAGCGAAAAGGCAAGCAGTTAACGGAAATATTATTAAATGTACCAGAAGCGCAAGCGATACCCATATAATCGGGGAGCTTATTTGTCATATCGCCGGTCAAAGAAACAGTAGGTACAAGGTAGTCCGTCGAATCTTCTGGGTTCTCCTGCTCACCACATAAATTTACCCATTTATCATATACGAGCCTACTTGGAACAAAAAAGAAGAAAGACTCAATATAAATGTTATCCATAAACGGCACAACCGGAGTAGCCAAACGGCAGAACTCCACAGGATTGAGAGTGAACGTATCGCCTGGAATAACTTCATCCACAAAGTAGGGGATGAGCTGGCCTTCGTTAAAAGTCGTCTTATAGACATGACTTCTATCAAAAACGGAACGGCGAATATTAGCTTGTGGAATCATCGCAAAGTGCGACTGATTAACACGGATATTTCGAGCCATTTTAAAAACTCCTTAATTTTAATAAACGACCGAAAAGCACGAGAACGGCATTTTCGTTATCAAATACGAAATTAATAAAAGATAATTAGAAGCCCTTTTTTAAAGGGTTTTTCGTATTTTGTGTCACCTTGACCAGTTACTATCAAGTAGGTAACTGGTCAAGGTGACAGGGTTATTATTCTACATAAGTGAATATTAGCATATAAGTTATTTTTGCTCTAAATTACTCTCTCCTGCTACCGGAGTGACAGGTTCTACCGGACTATCTACAATAGCTTTAGGTTTTAGGCCTAACTCCTCTAGTCTGTTTGTAACCTTAGGATCAGTAGACGTTAGAGCATCAAGCAAGTTACGAGGATCATTACCAAATTCAGCACGAACATTAGAAGGCAAATCTGCAAACTCAGCATTTACATTAGCAACAAGGTTGCAAGCAGTTTCATAGTCCGGGAGCAAAGTAGTATCGCCATATTGCAAAGTTGCCGGATCATGTGCGCCAACAGAATCTACAATGCCGGTAGTGTTAAAGTTAGCAATGATGTGATGAATATCGCATTCATCAGCATAAGTCTGATCAGCGAGTGAAGGCTGCGTAATTTCTACGTGCGGTTTTGGCGGTTGTTCGTCATAGAGCGTGTAAAACTTAGCCATAGCTTAAAATCTCCTTTCTTTACCCGACAAGGCACGAGTAACGATTTATGTAAGCGTAGGCCTGCGCCGTGTTACGAAGATATGATATAGACGGAGTGACCGACAGCAAAGCACAGTCATTTTGGCATAGCCAAAATTTAAAAACAAAAAAGACGCTCAACATTACGCTGAACGCCTTTAATGTGTGGTATTACCACTTGCCTTATATGTAGTATACCACGAAATGAGAAAGCAGGCAAGCGTACGTTACAATTACATTTTAACACCCTCCGGGGGGGGGTCAATAGCTCCGTAGCGGTAGACAAGAGCAAAGTGGGATTTTGTGGGGAAAATTCGCAGGTTTTATCGTCGAACTCTCCGAGATACATCAGCACGAAGTCCTCGTGGTAATCATGGATAATATTAGAACGCTCCGGAGTGGACGGCTGGTTGACCATGATCTGAAATTGACGAATAGCCATAGCATTATTTTGTTGGGTAAAAGGCGGGTTCATCAACTCGCCTTTTCTGTCATAAATACAGTAAAGTTTCATGAAATCACTCCTTTAAACCATAAAGACGAGCAAAGTCGGAAATATGATAGTGTTTAAGGGAAAAACCGAACTGCTTGTTACAAGCAACATCATTAACTAGCGTAGCAATAAAGAGCTTAAAACGATGAAAGAAATCTTTGCTAGCGATATAATAAAAAGAATCATAAAGAAAGATAACATCATCATAGCGACCGTTATCACCTTTTACACAATTAGCAGCACGATAACTGCGAGCCTGAGCATAAGAGGTAAAAATCAAATGACGAGGGATTTTCTCCAAAACTTCATAAACATTTTGCTGATCTTCAACAGGTAAACTAGAATCAAAATAATCTTTTAACATATTGCATACCTCACTTTCTGTATATATTATACCACGAGGAAACGCAACTGTCAACAACTTTTTACAACTTTTTACAACTTTTCGCAACTTTTTATAAACCTAAATTATCAAAATCACGCTCAAATTGTTCCTGCCGATGCTTTAAAATCTTCTCCTTGGCTTCCAAACGCTTACAATCTATAATAGCAGCCTTAGCATTTTCAGCCTTATTTTGCTTGTATATGCTATACCAAACAGGATTACTGCGCTCAAAAAGTGTTTGATAATAACGAGGGATCTTATACTTAGCTCCGTTGATAGTAACAAAACCAAGCTTAAAAATATCCTCAGAATAAAGGCCGAAATAGTCTGCTCCTATGCCTGGCTTTAAAGAGCTGCCGACAAACTCCGGAGTAATGCCTAAAGCGTCATACATACAGGCATTTTTTCCAGTTTGTTTTTTTAGGCTATATTTAGCGACATACCGGGCGGACTCAAATGTAATAGCTCCCACAGTGTTATAGCCATACGGCCAAAGCTTCTCCAAAGTCGGAGAGCGGAAAAGGTTGTAACCAGCTGTTAGCGCCGAGACTTTACGGACATCGATAGGAAACCAACCAAAGCACAAAATATGATAATGTGGACGGCGATTGAGATCGCCATACTCACCGCAACATAAAAAGCGGATCTTAGAATTATCATGGTAATCTAAATAGCGACGAAGTCGTTTAAAAAATAGCTGCAAATGGTCACGATGCAGCGAGCGATCGGCTGGC